TGCTACTTGCATTTGTTCTTGATACTCTTCTGTTGGCTCTCCAGGCTTTCTAACAACAATGTGTGTTTGTGGAATATTCATATGCACACCTAGATATTCTTTCATTTCTCTCGCTGATGCTGGATAGTTTGTTGTAACATCAAATATAGTTACAGATTCGTTGCTTAATGCCGGAAAGTCTAAAGGCAAAGTTTGTATTGGTGTTTTTTTGCCTGCTGACATTTTTGCAACTTCAAATTTTGCCAGTGCAGTTTCCATTTTTGTTGTAAAATTTTTGTCTATTTCGCCTACTATTTTTATTTTGTAGTCATATGACTTTGTTGATTCTGTAAGGTATTTTTGGAACGTGCTCATATGCAATATTTAGTCTTTTTTAAGCAGTTTCTTCATTAATTCATTACGGTCTGATATTACAAAACCGTCTTGTGCTTCAATTGGGCCGGTGTCTTTATCACCGTCTTTGTCTATCTTCATTTTTTTAAGTTGAAGTTCTACCATTTTTAGTTTCTTGTCAATTTTAGATCCTTTTGCGTCAATGGCATTGCGTAGCATGGTGCTTGCAACCTCAAATATACGTCCTGAATATCGAGAATCCACGTTCATACCTAAGTCCATTAAGTTTTTGTAACTTTCTTCAGCTTCTACTGCTAACTTATCAAGCTCAAGATCTGACAATTCGCCAAGTCCTTTTACCTGCGGCAGTGCGGCCGCTACTTTATCAAATTCAGCATACGTTTTCTCAAGGTTTTTTGCTGTTTGTGGATCTAGGTTTTTTGATTTTCCATTAACTTTGTCTTTATCAGTTTTTGCTTTTTCTTTAGCATCAACTTCTTTAAAAGCATCTTTAACATTTGGTAAATTTAAAATATCTTCTAGTTTCTTTGTCATTGTTTTATTTACTTACGTGTGCCGTTATGAAATAGTTGATCTTCTGATAAAACTCTAAAACGTATTTTATTCTGTTTAGCATAGGCATTAGCCGCTTCCCATTTGGCCATGTTTAAAGCAACTTGTTTTTTCTTAGCAAAACTTTTTCCAGCATCAACCATATTTGTTTGCGATTTAGGTTTAACTTCAATGAGTTCGGCATTCTTTTTTCCATTTTTGTCTACATAAACTATAAAAAAATCTGGTACGTATACTGTATATTTTCCTGTAAACGGATGCCTGTAAGGAATCTTTATTGATTCACTGGCCCATTTGGCCACATATGGATGTTCATCACAAAGTCTCATAAATGCTTGCTCCCAACTGGAACGGTAAGTTGGAGTTTTTAAACCAATATATTTTTCTCTATTTTTTGGAAAGAATTTTCCTCGTGCAAATCTTGGTAACATTAATCTAGTATATTTCTAGATACAGTGTCTTTCGTATTTAAAGTTTGTCTTACTCCCAACTTACTAGACTTGTATCTGTTTGCATTTAATATTATTGTTAAGATTTCAGATAGTTGTACATCAGTAATACCGGATAATTTGTCTAATACTTCTTGCGATTTAATATTGTCAATTTTTGCTTGTGACAAGATTACATAAGCTGTTGATTCAGCGGATGTTCTTGAAAAGCCTCTTCTAACAAAAAATGCAATTGCGGCATCGTATTCACTTGGATCAAATTGATAATCTTCTTGATAGGTAGATGTTGTTAATTTGGTAATTGTTTTGTCCAAGTCATCTTGATTTTTTGGAGGTAAGTTTGTATATATTTCTGCCATTACAATGATGCTTTCTCTGTTTGAATATTCACATCCAGCGATGTCCTATTAATTCTAACATAACCTTCTGTTACAAGTTTTCTGATATTGGTCACTGTTTTTGCTCGGTATACTGATTTTGTTGTTTCAGTTGATCCAGCAAATTCTACATCACTTTCAGCTACTGTGAGATCCCTACGTGATCCAATGTCCTTGTAATATATTATTGAGGCAACTTTGTCTTTAGCTGTGTCATCATTGGTGATTAATTGGTATGCCTCTTCAGCAGTAAAATACAAATTGCTATCAAAAGTTGGATTTGATATAACTCTTGAATCTGCTCTATTTTGATTATCACTTGTGCCTTTAGCATTGGCTATGGTGCCTGCGGCTACAAGAGCGGAACCAACAATAAAAGAAGACACCGGATTTGTTACGGCCGCTTGTTTGCCAATTTCTTGTATACCTTTTTTTGCAAGACCCTTTAATTCAGCTTTAACATCTTTTTTCTTTATTTTTTTTGCATTATTGTAAGTGTTTACTGCTCCTAATACTGCTCCAAGGAAATTTCCACTTTCTTTTGCTCTAATAACAGAACCAATACCGTCCACTATTCCGCCCGGTCCAAATATTGAATTAGTGCCGCCTCCTAAAATTGTTAATGGGGAAGGTTCTTTGTCATAATTGATAGTTGCAAATCCAGGAACATTGTTTACATTTACAATACCTGATTTGTATAAAACTGTTTCGTAAAATATTTGCATAGTGTTTGCCATCACTCCTGTGCCGTCAGCGTTGTCTAAATCATCATGAGCAAATGATCCAATCATTGGATTAATTAAAGTCATTGAAGTAAATCTTTTTTTATGCAACACAAATATTTCTATAGATTTAAGATATGGTGCTTTTCTTTGCTTTGGCGTATCCATACCAAACTTTGTGATTTTTTTATTACCAATACTATCATAAAGATCATCCTTTGTAATATCAGCTATGTCAGCACGATTAATTGCCACTGAATCAGCTATGTGATATTCATAATATTTTTTCCAAAATGCATTTACTGTATCTGCATGATCGTCATGAAAAGTTATATTCACTGGCTCGTATTGTATACGAGTAGCCGCATACATTTTTTTATTGTACTGTTGTTTTTCTTCTAAGTTTAATCCATACTTTGGAAGTTGACACGCTTTAACTAACATGTTTAATTGGTAACGTTCTGCAGAACTAAAGCCGTCAACAAATAAAGTTTCGTCTGTGTTGAACACTACATGATATAAAAATTTTTGTTTTGGTAATAATTTAAAGTTGTTATCAAGATATAATCTTGACGCATGACGAAAATCTTTCATTCCTGGAAGACCATCTTGAAATCCTTTTAAGAAGTCGTTTATCTTTGGCATACTGTTATTTATAGTCACAAAAAAAGCGCCTATAAAGACGCTTTTGATGTATTATAAATGCTAATTTAAAATTTTATTATTGTCCACCACCTGTACTCAATGTACCAATAGTTCTTGTTACTGCTGTACCAATTCCTGTACCGGTTGGTGTCTGTATTGCATTGTCGTATCTTACTGACAATGTAATTGTTGCTGGTTCTGATGTGTTGTATGCTAATGTGTTGTAGTTCACATTGTCAACATATGCACCATACAATTCAAATGTTTCTAAAATATTTGGTGCACTTGCGCCGTTACCACCATCAAGCATTTCAATTCTACCTGTAAATTTGTAGTCAATACCTGATGCCGCTGAACTTTGTTCAAAGAAATCAAATTGTTTCTGAATCTGTTCACCAACTAGTTTGCTGACTGAGTTGTTAACATCATCTCTTAATGTGATTGTGATTGGTTCCCAAGTGTGTTTGCCTGCAATGTATACTCTTGAGTTGTATACATCTAGTGTAACTTGATCAAAACCTAACTGTGGTCTCGTAATGTCCACAACTTGTTTGGTTAATTCTGATCTCGGTGTTGATACTCCAAAACCTTCCAGGATTGCTCTAAAACGATATTGCAGTTTTGGCATCAATAAGCCTTGTGATGCTGAACTTTGATCGTTTGCTAAAGGTACTGTAAATTTTGATAATGTTGATATTGCCATCTGTTTCTCCTATTTATCCAAAATTAGTTCCCTAATTTTGCTATTTCTCCTGTGTTTTTGATTCTTAATGGTATGAAGATAAATTCAACTGATTTCACAGGTTCAATTGCTATATCAACATAAAGTTCATTTCTGTCTATTCTTGTAGGTGTGTTGTTTGTTTCGTCACACACGACTAAGAAGTCAAACAATGCTCTTTGTCCAACTAACTCTAACATAAAGGATTCGATTGCTTGTTTTATTTCGTTCCTTGTTAAGCCATCATTTGGTTCAAAAATAAACGGTTTTGCTATGGCATCTAATTGATTTCTTAGATACACTGTAAGTCTTGCTACGTTTATTCTATCTAGTGCCGATGGTGCTGATGTTTTAGTTAGGTTACCAAAGTTTACAATACCTGCTCCTGAGAAGAAAGTAATTGGATTTATTTTGACATCATGCATTGTATCTCTTATTGACTCCGTAACAGATATCTGAGAGAATTCACCTTCACTGTCAATAAATCCAACTGCTGTTGCATTAGTTACAACACCACGTCTTGTACCAGCTGGTGCAAACCATTGGAATGCAATATCATCATTGTTAGCAAAAGTTCTCAACATCATGTGTGATGGTGGTACTACAATTGAGTTTCCACCGTTGTCTGTTGATAATCCTGACGGATAAAACATACCTAGATATTCACTTGCGGTTACTAATCCATCTTCGCCGTCAACTGTTGCACCTGCTGAGTTATTTGCATAGTCTTGAATTGCTGTTGATGTTCCTTCTAATCTAAAAGGTGTATCACCAATTACAAATGCTGTTGTGTTACGATCAGTGTTCAAAGCAACCATGTTTGAAATTACTTCTGGATAACCAGGACAAGCAATAACATTGTAACCTCTTTGGTCTTCTCTAATTGCTTGGTTAGTATCTATTTCTGATTTCAGTTGTTGCACAACAACTTTTCTTTGTGCTTTTCTTCCAAAAGTTCCTGACCCATCTTCTTTGTTTGCAGATTTTGTTACCCATCTGTCTGGATAGTAACCACCTACAGATTCGTTATTGAATCTAGGGTTTCCTAATCCACTTGAACCTGAACTTGGATATTTTGTTTGATTAATGTAATTGTTTTTGTATTCTTTTACATTGAATCCAGAACGTCTAGTGTTAAACAACAACATTCCTTGAGGATATAGTGCTGGATCTGGTGCATCAGGATCTAAGAAGTTATCACTTAATAAATCTTTGATTGAACTAGCTGTCCCAGCCGCTGTAGAATTGTTAGCGTTCTTTTCTGTTGATGTGTGATATCTAGCATCAGCAAAAAGTATACCATCTTCAGTGGTTTGATCAGTTTTATCAACTAACTCAAATGCCGCACCAGTTGTTGTTACTGCTACTTGGTTGGCTGTGTTAGTTGAACTGATTGTTGCCGCTGTGTTATATTTGTAAAGTTTTGGATAGTTTTCTAAATCACTAGTGTCAATCCATAAATCGTTATTGACAAGCGGTGTACCATCTGATTGTGTAGTTGGTGCCGTGGCACTAAACTGTGGACCATTTGGATCTGTTGCTGAATAAGCATTTTTGTATCCAATAAATGTTGTTCCATTGTGTGCTAAAATATCAGCTTCATCAATCTTAGTGTCGTACCATAATTTACCGTCTGTTGGTTCACTTGTTGGTTCACTTGTACTAGCTGTGTAACTTAATCTTTTGAAGTTAGTAGCTATTACTTCGTTACCCACAGTTGAATCTTCCGAATCACCTGTTGGTGCAACATATAAGTTGTCAATTAGTGTTGTTGAATTTGCAGTGAATCCACCATATGAATGAGCGGCACTTGTTCCAAAGCCTGCATCATCAAGTGGGGTACCACTTGTGTTGTTCATTCTAAATTCACCACCTAATTTATGTTTGATGCTGATAGCACCTTTGAACTCACCTTCAGTGATAATTGATGCAACTAAATTAGTAAATCCTGCCGCGGCAAATGCTGTGACAAAATCTTCTGCATCACCTAATGTAGAACCATCACCTGAAGTCATTGTAACTGTTTTTGCAGTGTCTAATGCTTCTTGATTTTTTAATGATTCTCTAACTGTAAAAGTTTCATTTGCTGTGAAACTTGGGAAAGTTGTTTTAGAATTAATAATTGTTTCGCCACCTTCGTATCTAAAGATTTGAAAGTCACCTACATTAGTTGTAGTGTCATCTTGTCCACCTACACTTTGTTCTGTAATGTTGAATTGTGTGTATAAATCACCAACACTTAAACCTGTTCCACCATTTGTTGGGTCAAGTTTGAATATTGCTTGATGATTTGTAGCGTGCAATGGAGCAGATACTGCTGAGAATGCACCTGCTGATGAGCTGTAAAGTTTTACACTTATGTTCGCACCTGAATTTGCAGATGTTGTTTTGAACCAAACAGATCCGTTAGG